TTTTTGCCCCAAGGCAGTATTCCAATGCAACAAACCACAATTGCTCCGAATGCTGCACCACAAGCTCCTGCACAAAATAGCGGTGCAGTTCCTTCTTGGGCGCAAAGGTAATCTAGCGGCAGGGCCATTCCGCGCCTGCTAGACCACGGATAGGGGGGCCGTGGGCCGCGAACCCCCCAACTTACTATTCTAGCAAATAGGAGAAATCACATGCGTCCAACGTATGAGACAAGTCAAGATTTGATTAATGAGCAAAGTGTAATTTCAAGTTTTTGTAATTACTGGTCGCCGTTACGTTTTGAAAAAATGCCTAAACAATATCACCTTGATTACTGCCTAATGGTTGGTGAAGCAGTCACAGGATTTTGCGAAGTAAAAATTCGAAAAAATACTCACGATAAATACAGGACATATATTCTTTCTTTAGCGAAAGTATCAGCGGCTAAAAACTTACAGGACGCTTGCGGATTATCTAGTGTTCTTGTTGTAAAGTGGAAAGACCGAACAGGTTATACATCGTTCAATTATGGTTGGCCTGTACTTGTTGGTGGTCGCACTGATCGTGGAGATTGGCAGGATGTAGAACCTGTTGTCCATATTCCTTTGTCTGATTTTAAGTATTTGGATTGAGCTATGTTACTTAGACCTTATCAAGAAGTTGCTGTATCTGACGCTTGCACAGCGTTAGACAAACACAAAAACACACTCGTAGTCGCGCCCACAGGTGCAGGCAAAACGATCATGTTATCCGCCCTTGTTGGCAAGAGATACAAAAAGGGAAAGCGCGTTCTAATCATCCAGCATAGGGATGAGCTAGTTGAGCAGAACAAAGAGAAGTTCGAGCGCGTTAACCCATACATCACAACAAGCATTGTGAACGGCACTGTAAAGCATTGGGACGGCGAAGCTGTATTCTCAATGGTTCAAACAATGTCGCGAGATAATAACCTGCGCAAACGCCCGAAGTTTGACATGGTAGTTATCGACGAAAGCCACCACGCCGCCGCAGACACCTATCGCAAGGTGATCGACGCTGTGATCGAAGACAACGAAGACGCAGAGATTGTGGGATTTACAGCCACTCCAAACCGGGGGGATGGCAAGGGTCTGCGCGATGTATTCAACAACTGCGCACACCAGATCGAAATGGCGACACTAATCCGCGAAGGATTTCTTGTGCGCCCTACATCTTATGTCGTTGATCTGGGCGTTAATGACCAACTGGATAATGTGACGCGCCGTGGCAAAGAGTACGACATGGAAGAGGTCGCAGCGATTATGGATCGCCAAGTCATCAACGAACGTATCGTGGATGAGTGGATGGAGAAAGCTGGTGATCGCAAGACAGTAGTGTTTTGCTCAACCGTCTTACATGCCGAACACGTTTGCGAAGCCTACCTTCGCGCTGGCATCAAAGCCAATTTTGTTACGGGAGAAACGCCCAAAGACAAACGCGCCGAAATGCTGCACGATCTTGAGTTCGGTGATCTGCAAGTGATCGTCAACGTAATGGTGCTGACAGAGGGTTTTGATGCACCCCCAGTCTCGTGTGTTGTCTTGACACGCCCATGCTCTCAGAAGGGCACAATGGTGCAGATGATCGGTCGTGGACTGCGCATCGTTGATCCTGAGCTATATCCAAATACCATCAAGACCGATTGCATCGTCATGGACTTTGGCACATCAATCATCACGCATGGTACGCTAGATGAAACAGCAAACCTAGACGGTGCAGAGAAGCGCGAAGGAGAGGAAGCTCCCACTAAGGTTTGCCCAGAGTGCGAAAGCGAAGTCGCAACAAATACGCGCGTCTGCCCAATCTGTGAACACGAGTTCCAGCAAAAGCAAAAAGACGAATTGCACAACTTCGTCATGACCGAATACGATCTCATGGAAATGTCACCATTCATGTGGATTGATCCATATGGTCTTGGCACTGCAATGATGGCTACAGGCTTCCAAGGCTTTACTATGGTGGCGAAGGTCGGAAACTACTGGATGGCGATTGTAAAGCCGCAGACAGGGCGCGTTAGAGTGGTATCTATCGGTGAGAAGGTGCAAGCGATGGCCGCAGCGGATGATTTCTTGCGCGAGATTGAAGATAGTAGCGCAGCAAACAAGTCAAAGCGGTGGCTTAACCAAGCCGCTACGCCAAAGCAAAAAGAAATTCTGCGCAATAAAGGCGTGCAGATCAGCGAAATGGATTTCTCTTGGACAAAGTACAAAGCTGCATGTTGTTTGGGATACTATTTTAATCGAACACAAATTGATAGACTGATTGCAGATAACTGGGAAAGACTAACGGGAGAAGAACATGGAACGATCTGAAACATTAGATACGGCTAAGGAATATGTCACCAAGGATCGTGCCGCTACGCATGGTGATATGGAGTCAAACCTGACAACTATAGCAAACCTATGGTCGATTTACTTAGACACGTTAATCAAGCCGCATGACGTAGGGGCTATGATGGCTATGCTCAAAATTGCTCGCATAAAATCCAATCCCCAAAATGCAGACAACTGGATCGACGGCTGTGGTTACTTGGCGTGTGGCAACGAATTGTCCAGCAAGGAATAAAAATGGCTCGCTTTGAAATGTACCTATTTATGGTCGAATCAGAAAAACAGACGATAGAAAGCTCTGAATATGAATTGATCTGTTGGGTAAAAAATAGCGAAGACCTTAATGAAATTCAGTCAGTGGCGAATGATGTAATCAACACCCACATAGAAGAAGCTGAAAACACAGTTATGTTTGGAACCGCAAGCATAATGGTTAGAGGGGAAGAGGTTATGAATCTAGGATTCAGAAACAACGAAATTGACCCCGATAAAATTGACGAGGTAATAGACCTTATTTCGACAGGAGAGGAAATTGAGCATTGAGCGATAATTCAACAGCACCAGAGCCAATGAAAGAATTGGCACACATACTTGGAGTATTCGGCTGGAACACAAGGTTTTCTGATTTAACAGAAGAGCAAGTACATACGCTGATATTCGGTATCCAAGAAGCAAAAAGATTAGATCAGGAGATTAACATTGGGCAACTCGAAGACACCTACTTTAAGTCAACAGGCACTTGGCCCTCTACTTCAATCCCGTTCTAGGGTCGATCCTGTAGCGGAAAGCATCAAAGAAGCTGTGGATAAAGCAGTCGTTGCGGGTGAGCAAAAAAGAGAGCGCCGTAAATACATCGGGGCATCAAGTATTGGCGACGAGTGTTCGCGCAAAATACAGTACAGATACCTCAACTACCCCATAGATGCTGACAAGGCATTTAGCGCCCGTACACTGCGTATATTCCAGTTCGGCCACGAGATTGAGGACTTTGCTGCAAAGTGGCTCAAAGACGCTGGTTTCGATCTGCGCACAGAAGACAAAGACAATAAGCAATTTGGCTTCTCTATCGCTGACGGCGAGATACGCGGTCACATAGACGGCGTGATATGCGATGGCCCTGTAGCTATGGGCTACCCTGCGCTGTGGGAGTGCAAGTCAGCCAACGATAGCAAGTTCAAAGGGTTTGTACGTCATGGCGTCGAAAAAGCGAACAAAACATACGCAACTCAGTTGGCTCTGTACCAGACCTATATGGAGTTAACTGAAAACCCTGCGCTGTTTACCGTTATCAATAAAAACACCTCAGAGGTCTATTATGAGCTAGTGCCTTACAATAAAGCCTTGGCTCAAGAGGCAAGTGATCGAGCCGTGAATATCTTGACGGCATCAAAAGCTGGTGACATTCTACCGCGTGTTGCGCAAAGTAAAGATTTTTTTCTGTGCAAGTTCTGCGAGTTTTGTGAAACATGCTGGAATTAGTAAAAAATATGGGACGCGCTTGGTCGGCGGCATCCCATATTTAGTAGTTAAGTTGTGAACAGGGACAAGATAATGAATCTATTAAGATATGGCAAGACACCACAAGAGGTAGCAAAGAGAATTTCGGAAGAAGTTCCCCGTAGTGTCCAATTGTCCGCACTTTTCGAAACATACCCCCAAGGGGTGCAGCGCGGTAAGGAATTCTTTCTAGGTTCGTTGCGTGGCGAAGCGGGTCAATCACTCCGCATTAACATCGACACAAGCAGTCCGTGGTTTATGACTGGCAAAGATTTCGAATCAGGCGATGGCATCGGTGGTATCTGCAAGGTGTTTAAAGAAGGTCGCGGATATTCGCTCACAGAATGCCTAGATTACTTCAAGCATCATCTGCCCACAGACTACGTTGCTCCGCCAGAAAATATTGTTAAGCCGAACAATCCCATTAACTTCTCTGTAATGGCATCATCCCCACCGCCGCAGGTTCCACAACAAACCGAACAAAAGCAAACTATTAACCCAAGTACGCCGTTCGAAGAGGAATATGCCTATACAGATGAGGATGGTGTAGTTCTCGTTACTGTGCGCAAATACTTTGATCGGGACGTAACCGGAGAAATTGTTCGGGATAGTTCCGGTAAGCCAAAGAAACAATTCCGCCAGTTCATGAATGGTCGCCAAGGCGTGCCAGAACCGCGCCCCTTGTATAACATCCCGAACATTTTAGGTGCGGATAAAGTTATATGGGTCGAAGGCGAAAAGTGCGCCAACGCTTTAAATGATTTAGGATACGCTGCAACATGCACCATCGGTGGTGCGGGTATGCTGTCCGAAAACACAGCCCATAAGTTTGAATTTACGCAACTGCGCAACAAAGAATTAATCTTATGGCCTGACAATGACGAAGCTGGAAAAAAGCTCGCTCGCATTGTGGAAGCGCAAGCTAAAGAAGCAGGAGCCAAAAGTACACTGATTTTGCAAATCCCCGCTACAAAAGAAGAGAAGTGGGATGCCGCAGACGCGATTGATGAAGGCTTTGATATTAACAAGTTTATCAAGTCGCAAGAAAGCAAAATCAAAAAGCCGATCTCCCTGCTAGACGAAAGCCTGCTAATTGACCAGTATTTCGTTGGATCGCCGCCAGAGCAAAAGTTCCTCATTGGCGATACAATTCCGCTCGGAGTGCCCACAGTATTTGCCGCAGCAGGCGATAGCGGTAAAGGCATGATGACACTCGATCTCGCGATGAAGGTCGCATCAGGCGCATCTATGCAAAGCGCATTCGGTGGCCTCGTAGCAGAACACGGCGATGTGATCTTAATTACAGCAGAAGATGATAAAGGTGAGATGCACAGACGTATCTCACGCCTCGATCCAAAGCGATACCGTGAGCATTACGATCATAAGCTCCGCATCCTCCCCCTGCCCAACCTCGGTGGCGTGTTCCCTATTATGCAGAAGTTCGACAATAGCTATCTCATGGGTGCAGAGTTCGAACGCATCTACGATCAAATGCTGGAAATGGATAACCTCAAGCTCATCGTCATTGACCCTATGGCATCATTCGTACACGCAGATGTAAACGCTGATCCCGCCGCTGGGGCTGCATTCATGGGCCTACTTGCTCAGATGGCAACCGAAACAGGCGCAACGGTCATGGTTAATCACCACATGGCTAAGATTAAGGACAACGAACCTGTCAAGACGCCAGAGCAAGCGCGGAACCTTATTCGCGGTACATCAGCTATCGTTGATGGCGTGCGCTGCGCGTTCTCAGTTTGGTCAGTGGACGAAAGCACAGGCAAGCAACGGTGTAGAGACCTGAACATAGAATACACACGCAATGGCGTGTTCGATGGCGCGGTCGTTAAATCAAACGGCCCAGCTAATCGAGACATCAGACACTTCATTCGTAACCCGAACACAGGCTTGCTCGAAGACCGCTCGGCAGATATTCGCTCATTGGCAATGTCCACAACAGTTCGTCAGCGCCTAGAACACATTGCTGAGTTCGTGCGTATGCGAGAAAACGAAGGTCGTGCAGTGTCTTTCGGTGGGAAAGATGATGGCCTATATCCTGCCGTACACGAATCAAATTCAGGTGAGCCGTGCGTTATATTCCTTAAAGGCGCAGGAAGAGAGTCAACAATCAAAGCCGCTATCACCGCCGCAATATCGGCTGGACTAATTCGTAGGTACACGCTGACAGCAGGCGGAACAGAGAAATGGCTCGGAGCTATGGATGGCCCACTCGCTCGCGGCGAATACGAACGACAGACCGGGCGGGATAACATATAACCCGACAATTTGTTCGGGTTAAAAAGTTAATTGGATTATGTACCCGGTTAACTTTTCGCTTGATTACTCTGGGACTAAATGGTAATAATCCCATATCTACAAAAAGGAGAACAACATGATTCATGTATTTGAAAAAGAAGCGCCGACACTCGAAAAGGCGCAAGAACTGGTCGGTGGCTTGGTCGAAATGGTTCGGTCGCCAATTGACACAGAAATTCAAGTCCTTGTTAATGAAGAGGGATTGCTTAGAGGAATGCCCTTCAACAAAGAGGCTACAGAACTATGCGGCACTGGGATTGTTGGTGACGTTGTGATTCTAAAAGGGTCTGCGAAATGGACGTAGACGCCATTACAGTGCTTAACCGCATAAAGCGGTGCGTAAGCACATCTAAGGTCAGAGCCTTAAATAACAATAACCATATGGTTAAACAGCAAATGGAAGAAATAGAGGCTCTGATCGACATACTAGAAAGAAAACTTGAAAAGGTAGATGAAAATGAATCAGAAACCTAAACAGTGGCAAATAGATAAGTATCAAGACATATACAAAAGGGCTTGGGATCGACAAAACAAAATCGACAGAATTGCAAACCCAAAAATCATGCCATCACCTCAAGCAAAAAACGGACATAATGCAGGAAAATTCGGAAAGATGGGTGGAGCACCAAAGCTGGCTCTATCCGAAAATGCCAAAGTTATAAACAAAATGCTCATAAAAGGCATGACCGTAGCAGAAATCTCTGACATACTTGGCAAATCTCACCAAGCTGTAACGCAGGTAAAAAACAGGTATAATCTGCCAAGAGAAACAGAGAAATGAAAAAGATAGAGCTACAGGAAGAGGGAATGTTTCAAAAACTTTTGGAACAAAACCTATGCCCTAAATGCGCTCTACCTCTGCAAGACTTGCTAATAGAAGAAAAAAAGATCGTGCAGAAATGCGCGGTCTGTAAACTTACTGTAATATAATTATCGTGCGGATGACCGTGACAGTTAAACTGGTGGCGCAATTTGGTAGCACGAACCAACAACAACTACACCCCGTGTAAGCGATTGTTAATATAAAGTCATCCGCGCAAAAACTTTAACAAAAAAATTTAATACATTCTACCGAATTGTTGGGGTTGACCCATGTTTTGTTGACCGTATTGCTGCGGCGCGTAATAATTTTGCATACCGCCATAGCCGCCATATCCACCCATGCTTTGACCCATGCCGTAACCGCCAAACTGCTGTGGCTGCGGACGCATCTGTTGATACGGATTCTGCTGATAACCGCCCATCATGCCATACTGCTGCTGCTGATACGGTTGCTGCTGATATGGATTTTGCTGTGGCTGGTTGTATCCCATAGCGCCGAACTGGTTTTGATACTGATTGTATCCACCACGCGGTGTTACCATAGGCTGAAGCATCGGCATCTGACCAAATTGGCGCTGTGGTTGCTGTGGAAACCCGCCAAACATTCCCATGCCAGTCGGGCGCATACCGCCAAGCCCCATTCCCATTCGGGGTTGCTGACGCATACGTTGCATCTGCTGTTCCATCTGCTGAATGCGATAATCCTTGTATCCACCAGTGCCCTCAAATGATGTGCGTAACTCGTTCAAACGATCAAGCTGCTCCTGCTGTGGGGATATAGACTTCTGATACTCCATCAACGCCTGATACTG